TGTTGCTGTAGATAATCAAGACAGATATTGTAAATTTTTTATAGATACACAACCAACTTTTGGTAATTTTAAAACTGCTAAAATGCCCTCATTGTTAGACGTTTTGCCATCAGGCAATACTAATTTTTATTTATATGCAAAAGAATCAGAAGATTATCTAATATTAGACCACATGTCGCACACAGTAAATTATCAAAATCAAGAAAAGTCTCATATAAAGATTTCTAATCATCAGGAAGTTGAATCATACTTATTTGATGATATAGGTTATGGTAATTGGAGAACATCAACAAATTGGTCATTTGTAGGTTACCAACAAAGAATGCCAAAAAGTTTTTTTCATGGCGATGTTTCTTTTTTTAGAACTTATCATACTCAATTGTCTGAATTACAAATATTGCCTAATGCACAAGGTGAGGAGTTCATACTTAATTCACAAAACAGATATGTATATTATAGGGATACAGACACAATTATTAATGATGGATATTTTGACACAGGCTTAAAACAAATAAACACAAATGATGGCTTTGAAACTCAATTTATGGGCAGGTATTTACTAATCAGTTTTGAAAAAGCACTTGGTGATATTTTAGTTCAGGTTAGAAACACAGATTCTAATGAGTTTATAGGCAATACTTTTTTAGCATGTGATTGGAAAATGTATACATCTGATGATGGCACAGTAAATCCTAATAACACAGCTATGAACACACTTGAACCAACTATGAATAAAATAGGTTGGTTTGTATATCCTATTTTTCAAGATAAAGCAAATGCGATAAGTTCAATGCCTGATTCTTTAGATGTTGATTCAAACGCACACTACATATCTTTAAGAGTTGAAGATGGTAGTAATAATGCAACCTATAGAAAAGATGATTCTTTTAGAAACACAATTATGCATTGGCTTTTAGCAAGAAACGATAATGAGGAGTCTACTTTTGCACCAATTTCAACAGGTTTTATAACAATTATGGAGGGAACGTCATTTGAACACGAAGTTGAAACTTTCGAACCAGATCCTGCACCTGAAGGCGAAAATATTATTGATAACAATAATCCTTATGCAAAATGTCCTATAAAATGTGATATTGATGAAGAATCTTTTATGACATGTAACTTTTATGGAACAAGGGGAAGTGCTATTATTGGTCAGGATAGGCATCCGATCTGGACACCTATACAAGGCAAGTATTATGGTGATGATGCAGAAATACAAGAGCAGCAAGATATAGACAAGATATTAATACATGAATCAAAACTTTCTTTTGGTAATACATCGCATGAAAATAATACTATGACTTCAGGATTGCAATTAAGTGGTATGGGCTTAGTACACGCATTACAAATAGAAGACATAAGAACAAAAAAATTATTTGGTTCAGTAAAAGGTAGAAAAAATCATACCTTTACAGAGCAGATAGATGCAGAAAGCTACCAATCATATTTAAGTATTACTGATGACATTTCATACGAGCAAGCATTATTGTTAAACGCTGATGCAGTAAATGAAGATAGCGAACAACTATTAAACGGATTTGCAAACGCAATGATAGAAATAGCTGACAATGTAATTCCTTATGAAGACAGTAATGGTAATGTTATCATATATACCAAAGAAGAATTAGGATTAATTTTTGAACCTTCAAATTATCAAGAAATAGTGCAAGCTGCTATTGAAAATAATATGCAAGGATTACATTCATCACCTTTTTATAATAGTTATTACATGCTTACAGATTTATTAATGAAATCTTTTTTAAGAGTAGTTTATATCATTCATAATGGTGACGGACACCGTGATGCTTCAGCAGAATTTTCAGGCAATTTATCTTCTGAGATTATTCAATCTATAAATTCAAATATTGAAATTAAGTATAATATTGACCCTTTATTACAACCTACAGCTTACAATCATCGATGCTTTTTTACTGAGCATTTTTTAAAAAGTTTTGGCAAACTTATTTATAGATACATATTTAATAATGAAAATTTTGGAAATTGGGATTATGATTTTTCTTTTACATATAGGACTATAAATATGGACAATTGGGAAAATGCATTAAGTGTATATCATGTAAATCTAAACAATTTAACAGAAACAGACACAGCACATGGATACACACCTGATAATTTACCACCTGATGTTGCTGTTTCAGGGACACCTCATTTAGTTAATGTAAATTATATAGACCCATTTTATCATTCACATGCAGGAAATTTAACATTTTCAGAAATACCTATGAATGAAATAGATTCATTTGAAGAAATATTCATTAATTTACCTACGTATTTAGACCATATAATTCAAAACTTTGATGGTAACTTTGATACAAGTTTTGATGAAATTAGAAATGATACAGGCACATTAGTAGGATACTACACTTTCCATGAAGGTGCTACATACCAAGGTCTTGTGAATAATTCTGCTGTATTCTTTACACAATTAGATTTAGATGGGACACATTATCTTGGTGAATTTAGACCAATTCCATATTTTTCTACTTTAATTGAAAGTAATTTATATAGCTTTGACCCTATTATTAATGAAATCATTACTATATATAATAGTTATCTTCAAGGCGAAGCACTAACATTAACAACAAATGGATTAATAGAAAAACCAACAGACATAATAATGAACATTTTAGTTAATGAGATGCATTTCGGAAAAGCAAATAATGAATTAGTAGGCATGCCTGACTATTCAAAATTTGATATAGAGTCTATACAAGAATCAAGGCAAGCACATAATAATTTCAAAATGTCATTTAGTTTAAATAGAAAGACATCAGGCAAAAGACTGATAGAAGACATATGTAAAGAGTCAAAGTCTTATCCTAAATTTAACATGGATGGCACATTTGGATTTTTAACTATTAAAGATTCATACACTTATGAAGATATAGATGTAATTCTTGATCTGGATGACATCATTAAATATAATTTTGACCAAACTAAAAGAGAAGATATTTACACAGAAGTTGATGCTTTCTTTAGATTTGACAATGGATTTAACAGATATGAAGAAACAAGAACAATGTCAATAAATGAATTATTACCTGATTATGAATTGACTGCTTATGAAAATTATAATATAATTCCTGAAGATGTTAGAAAAACAATTAATTTAAAATATCATTCTGACCATAATACAGTTGATAATTTTTTAAAGTATAGTTTACTTAATAATTGTAATGTGCATAATGTAATCAATGCAGAACTAACACTTAATTATTGCAACTTGCAAATTGGAGATATACTACATATTCCACTAATTAATAATGATTTTGCATTTAATATAGATTATAGTATTGTTAGTTATGTCAATTCACAACCTGTGTATCCCTTATGGATTATTATGGAAACTGACTTAGGTATAAATAGCATGAAAATTAAGGCAGTTCAACTACATTATTTAGGCATAGATGGCAATCATGGATTTGTTATGCCTGAACAAGAAAATTATGAGATTATAGGCAACATGCAGCAATATAATACTTATTATGAAGGTTTAGGGTTACAAATTCCAAATTATAATTATAATCCTAATGCAACAGTTGATAATGGTATAGAGATTCCATATTATGATTTAAATAATGACGGATTTATAAACGTAAATGATTTAACAACAGCAGTTAATCATGTATTAGGGACAGAAACACTTTCTATATCTGACCAAAATAAATTAAAATTAAATAGTGATGCTATAAATGTTTCAACAATACTTGAAATGATAAATATAATTTTACAAGATTAATATGATAAAGCTAATAACAGAAAAAAAAGAACTTATCTTAAAATCCGGTGTGAATTTTAGTGCAATAGAAATTAACATTTCTGAAAAAGTAAATATAAAAAGAAATACAGATAGGTATATTATTGCAAAATCAGACACTAAGATAATTATTTTGAACCTTAATAAAGAAGAAGAAGACACCGAGTATAAATCATTGTTCAAATTTACAGGTAAGTTAACAATTGTTAATGCGTTTATTTATTTGAGATTTAGTAATATAAAAACACCTTTAAGATTTGAAAACAGAAAAAGACAAACTTATGTTAATATTGCAACAAGTTGGGATTTATTAGATAAAGATTGGCAAGAATATGATGAGGACCACAGTAATTATAGAATAAATATAAACAAAAGCGATAAAGATAGAGACGATATGGGTAGAATTACAACAATAACAGATAAAACAAGGAAAATTGATGGATAGTTATTACCAAATTGCAACACAACCAAAATTATATGTTAGTTATCCATTATGGCAATATGCATCAGGTGCATTAGATGCTATAAGTGTAGATGGAGCAGACATAACAGATGAACAATTAATAAAGTTACTACAATTAGACCCTGCAAAATTTATGCAAGTTGATATACAAGGTAATGTAAATATTGCGATGGATTATAAAATTGTACCTAATTCTGATAATTTTACAAATGTTATTGAACAAGGTTTATGGAATTATGATTTTTTTGCGATATTAGGGCATAATTTGCACACATCAGGATTAATACCAAGCATAGAGGCACTTAATGACCAAAACTCGATAAATTTAGCAATGTCTCAATTGGTCAATTATGTACCAAATAGCATACCTGACTATGATGGTTGGAGTTTGATGTCAATTACAGATAAACCAGATCAAGACTACAGAACATTTAGACTGAATTTAAATTCTTTAAATGGTGTTACATTTAACAAATTAAAGCTTGGTTCAATTATGTGGGGTAAAGCATTTGAGTTTCCTGTAAATGCTAATTTATCTGAAACTTTTTCTATAGACTATGGTGTAACACAGAAAGAAACAATAACAGGTAAAACCATATCTAATCTGAATTGGTCCAAGCTTAATAATTGGATTACAGAACCATGGGGACTTACTAACTCAGAAGAAGGCGATAACTTTCAAAGACGTTCAGGTAGAAGAAAATGGAAACTACAGTTTGACAGCCTTGCTCCTGAAAAAGTTATGAATCAACTAATGATGATGAATAGCAATGGTTGGAACGCAAAAGATAATCATGCAGTATATGGTGTTGATAACAAAAGTCAATATAATATTAATAATGCGATAGACTTTTATAGTAATTGTGTTCATAAATCACTTGGGGGTCATTTGCCAATGATGTTGCAAGTAGATAAAGATGATTTTTCACCACAAGGTTTTGCATTAGTAAGAATGAAAAGCAACTACCAGATCGTTCAAAAAACTCCTAACCTTTATAACATTTCTATAGAATTGGAAGAGCAAATTTAGGTATATCCTCTCTCACTCATAACCTAAAAGTTAAGTGCCTTGATTTATCAGGGCATTTTTCTTTATACGAATTTTATTGCTTTTAAATATTTTTATTTTGTAATATATAGTGTTGTCAAGGAGACAACAGGGAAAAAACAAAAAAGGAGTAACAATGAATAAGACAATTAAAAGAGTTGAGATGTTAGATAAGGAACAATTAGAACTTATAATAATCAAACTTATTAAAGCACAAAAAACAAGATTTGATAGATTGACATCAGATAAAACTATTAAAATGATTGATGAAGAATTTAGCAAATCACTTGGATTAGCTACATTAAAATTATAACAAGGGAAAAAAGGAGTAACATGATTAACTTAGAAGATGAAAGATACAGCTTATGTTGTTTTGCTTTGTCATTATTTGACTTACATGTAGAAGACAACATAGAAGTTACAGGGATATGTTCTAATTGTAGAGAACATACAACATTCACTAAAATAAATGAGGAGTTGTAAAATGGACAAAAGAATCATTAAATATTTAAACGATTTGGGATTAGACACAAACTTGTATAATGGATATTTTGTAACTGATACTAAAATTGTAGCTAAGGTAGATAGAACAATAGTTCATATAGCATTGAACTTCAAAGGATATAGGGCATACGCATTAGGAGGTGAATTTTATGATGTTTGATTTAATAATAAAAGATAAGAATATAAATAAGAATTTTAGAAAACTGTTCAAAACAAAAAAGAGAGGAATAAAAAATGCCAATAAAACTAAAAGGTAAAGACTATTATACAGTAGTTGAAAGGATGGATATGCTTCTTGATGAAGTTGGAAGAAAGAACTATTCATTAGAAACAGATGTAGTGTATGAAAGTGGTGTTGTTATAGTAAAAGCAATATTGACCATTTATAGCGAAAATACTGCAAGAACATACACAGGTAATGCATTAGGTGAATTAGGTAAAGCAAAGACACTTGAAGCAACTGAAACACATGCATTAGGGCGAGCATTGTCAGCAGCAGGTTGGTTTGGTTCAGAATTTGCTTCTGCAAATGAGATTGAATCATATAATGTTGACAAGTCCAGATCAAAAAAATCTGAAAAAACCACAACAGAAAGTGGTAAAGATGGAACTGTTAAATATATCATTAATTTTGGTAAACATAATGGTAAAGAATGGAAAGATGTTGACGAAGATTATGTGAAATGGGTTGCAGGAAATTCTAATGTGGATTGGCAAAGAGAAGAAGCTAACTCAGAACTACAAAGACGTTCTAAAGGTCCTGAAGAAAATAATACACCTGAAGAATCGGAAGAAGGTGGAATGCCTGATGACTTTGTTCCATTAGAAAAAAAGGATGAAATTCCGTTTTAATTGACAAAAATGGGTGGGCAGGAGACCACAACAACCTCGTAATGTTACTCAACTCCTGTCCATCCTTTCCCTAAAAAATGAAAGGAAACACAATGAAAGGTTGGATAAGCTTACACAGAAAAATTATAGAAAATCCTATATTTAAAGAACGCAGGACCTTTTCTAAGTTTGAAGCATGGATCTGGATGCTATTAAGAGCAAACCATAGTGAGGGCAAGTTTTTATTAGGTAATCACATGTTAAATGTAAAAAGAGGCAGTTTTGTCACATCGCAACAGCAACTATGTAAACAATTTAATTGGGGTACAACAAAGCTTAGGTCCTATTTAAAATTAATGGAAACTGAAGATATGATTGTTGTAAATCCATTAGCCAAAGCAACATGTATAACTATAAGTAATTATGATAGTTATCAGAATATACAAACTGAAAACAACATGCGACCAGATCAAAGACAAACTGAAAACAAACTGCAATCAAAATCAAACAATAATAACTTAATAAAAGAAACAATTAAACAAAGAGAAGAAAAATTTATAAATTTAGTTATTGGAATTTCAAAAGAAAACAAAGAAAAATTTGATGAAACTATGGTAAAAAACTTTTGCGATTATTGGACAGAATCTAATGTTAATGGTCAAAAAATGAGATACGAAATGCAAAAAACTTTTGATATTAAACGCAGGTTAAGCAAATGGTTGCAAAACACACAGGATTGGAATATTCCAAAATCTACCAAATATGTTTATGAAGATTTTAAGTTTGACACAACAGGATATAATAAGTTGGCTTATTGTCAAAAATGTAATAAATCAGATTTTTATAAAAAGCCACATATAGAAGATAGTCGTTGTTGTGGAGACCAATTACATCCAAATAAAATATGATGCCAATTGACTTTATAGATTATATTAAAAAACAAAAGTGCATAGTATGTTTTAGAGGACCATGTGATGCAGACCATTTGCACCAGATCGGAATGGGTAGAGACAGAAAAAAGCCTGATTTAATAGAACATTACTCATGTGTTCCATTATGTAGAACACATCATATTATGAGACATAGTATGACACTAAAAGACTTTGAGGATAAGTTTGATGTTAACGTATGGAAAGAAAATCATTATTATTTAAGCACATATTTAAAGGAGAATCTATGATTAAAATGACAAAGAAAGCACAAAACAAAATTTGGGATGTAATAGAGTATTTAAAAACTCGAAACATTAAAAATAAAACTACGTCAAAAAGTTTAGAGTTAGAGTTTTGTTTATCAGGAGCAGAGATAAGAAGCATTGTACATTATGGTCGTTCAGTATTACATTTACCTATATGCTCAGATAGTAATGGCTATTTTTATGCAAGGAATAAGTATCAAATGGAGCATACAATAAGACAAATGCGTAGCAGGATTAAGTTTATTAATGATGCTGTATGTGGGATGGAAAAAGCAACATTTGCACCTGAAGATGATGCACAACAGGGATTTGGTTTTAATGTTAAAACAAAATATGATGGCTTTCCTGATTAATGAAGGTGTTAGAATTGTTTGCAGGTTCAAGAAGTTTTAGCAGTGTTGCTGAGGAATTAGGACATGAAACTTTTACTGTTGACAATGAATCTTTTGATAAAATAGACTTAGTTAAGGATGTAGAGATGTTAGAAATAAGTGATATACCTTTTAAACCTGATTTGATCTGGGCAAGTCCACCATGTCAAAGCTATAGTTTAGCAGGATGCAGACATCATAGAACAAGAGACAGAGTAGCATATAGTGATTTTGCAAAGAAATCAGACAGGCTTGTGAAAAAAACGATAGAAATAATTAAACATTTTAATTGTATATATTATATAGAAAACCCAAGAGCAATATTAAGAAAAATGCCTTTTATGAAAGGTATACCAAAAACAACTGTATGGTATTGTAAGTATGGCTTTAGCTTGGCAAAACCTACTGATATATTTACAAATAATTTATATTCACTATTTAATCCTGATGGTTGGTGTCCACGTTCAGAATGTAGAAACAGTAGTAAGATTTGTCACCATGAACCTGCACCAAGAGGCGATAATAGTGCAGGAATGCAAGCAACAAAAAAAAATGCGTATGAAAGAAGTAAAGTGCCTTATGAATTATGTAAAGAAATATTAGAGGCATCTGTATGAATAGAATGCAATTACATGAGTATGTGATAATGAACATTACAGACTACGATGAATTTTTACAAAAGCATGAAAAGAAAACAATATGTATGTTTGCAACATTTATACATCAAACACAAATGTATCATATTAATTTTTTAGACTTTTCTGCAATGATATTTTATTTAAGGTCAGCTAAAAACAAAAAATTTAAAGAGATAGATGTAAAAGAATTAACTTTTAAGGAAACAAAACCATGGAAAGCACAAGCATAATTAACTATATTATGTTATTGGTAGAAGCTAAAAATAGTAGAAGGTATGGAGTGTCGTCGGATGCGTGACTTTATGCCTTCTATTATTGACATACCTGTAAGAATTAAATCAAGAAACGTACTCGATAGAGAGCATTGGGCAGTAAAACGTAGAGACAAAAAGGAATATGCTTTATTAATAAGAAATCAAATGAAGCTGAATAAAATACCTGATGCAGAACCAAAGAAATACAGATTAGTTATTATAAGTATTAGAAAGAGACTTCTTGATCTGGACAACTTAATTGGTGGATGTAAACATTTAATTGATGCACTTATCGAAGAAAACTTTATATTTGATGATTGCCCTGAATATTTAAGTCTTAAAGTTGAGCAAGTAATAGGCAAAGAATATAAAACGATTATATCAAGAAAGTAATAATTATCAGGGAAAAAGTATGATAGATTTAATATTAGATGATTGTATGAATGTTATGAAGGATTATGATGATAACCATTTTGATTTGGCTATTGTAGACCCACCTTATGGATTGGGAATGGACGGCAATAATAATTGGAGTGGTAGCAAACATAAAATTAAAAATTGGGATAATAAATCACCAAATAAAAAGTATTTTAATGAACTTATAAGAATAAGTAAGAATCAAATAATATGGGGTGCTAATCATTTTATTAGCAAAATTCCTTATGATAGCAGTTGTTGGATTGTGTGGGATAAAAAAAATGATGGGTTTTCTTTTGCAGATGGTGAAATGGCTTGGACATCTTTTGATAAAGCAGTTAGGTTTTTTAGATTTCATAGGTCAGAACAAAAAGGAAAAAGAATACACCCTACACAGAAACCTGTAAAACTATATGAATGGCTATTGCATAACTATTCAGAAAAAGGACAAAAGATATTAGATACTCATTTGGGTAGTGGTAGTATTGCTGTTGCTTGTCATTACTTTGGGGTTGATTTAGTTGGTATAGAGATAGATGAAGAATATTATAATAAGGCAAAAGAAAGAGTAGATAACCTAACAAAACAAGGTACATTATTTTAAATAATATTTTTAAAATTATTATAATATGTTATATTAGGTTACAGATATATGTCTAAAAATACACAAAATACACAAACTTTAACTAAAAAAGAAAACTTCTTAAAAGCTTTGGAAAGCAAACATGGTCACATTTCAGAGGCTTGTATTGCTGCTAATATACATAGAAGGACCTATTATAGTTGGATTGATAAAGATGAAGAATTTAAAATAAGATGTAAAGAAATTGAGGAGTCATTGTTAGACTTAGCAGAGAGTAAACTATTAGACAATATTAAAAAGGGTGATAATACTTGTATAATATTTTATTTAAAGACAAGAGGAAAAAAGAGAGGATATGTAGAGAAGCAGGAGTTTGAAGTGGTAAAACCAATTTCTGAGATTAACTTTGATGAAATCTAAACCAATGACATTACATCCTAAGAATTACTTTCCATCACAATGGGAGTTTCTTACAAATAAAAACAAAGCCAGATCAAGTGCATTTGTTGGTGGCTTTGGGAGTGGTAAATCTTTTACTCTATTAAGTAAAGTTTTTTATTGTTTAATTACTAAACTAAACAAAGATGGTAAGAGCAATGGATTAGTGTTATATCCAACTTACAACTTAGCAGACCAAGTTTTTGTTGAACCATTTAAAGAGATATTAGAAAGAAATGGCATTGCATATACTTATAACATATCTCAACATAGATTTAAAACTGTATACGGAAACATACAAATTTATCAAACACGTTATCCACAAAGGATTGTAGGTGCATCATATACCTATTGTGGGATAGATGAATTAGATATAGAAAACTACAAGACAGCTGAAATAACTGTACAAAAAGCATTAGGAAGACTTAGAGGATGTGAAGATGCAGAACTATTTATAACGACTACTCCTGAAGGTTTTGGTTACACATGGGAGTACATGGTAAATCAGAAAAGTGATGATAAGTTATTAGTACATGGAAAGACTACAGATAATCATTATCTACCTGAATCATATATACAATCATTAATAGATAATTATGATGAAAAGTTATTAGAAGCTTATTTATATGGAAAATTTGTCAACTTAACACAAGGAGCAACATACTATGCCTTTGATAGAGATAAACATGTCAGACAATGTGAGTATGACCCAAGTCTACCAATCAGATTGGGAATGGATTTCAATACAGACCCTCTATCCACTACAATCATGCAGATTAGACCAGATCGCAGTATACACGTTATCAACGAAATAACATTATCACATGGAGGAGATGGTGATTTACCTACACAAAGAATGTGTGAAACAATTAGAGAAATGTATCCGAACAACTATTACTATGCATATCCGGATGCTACAGGTGCTGCTAAAAACTCATCTGCACGTTATAGCGATATAAGTATCATAAGACAGAATAAGTTTATTGTAAAAGTAGCACATATAAATCCAAGAGTAATTAATAGAGTTAATGCTGTTAATAATCAGCTATCTAAAGACAATATAGTTATAGACCCAAAGTGCAAAGGATTGATAAGAGATTTAGAACAAGTCACAAACAAAGAAAACACAAGAGAGATTGACAAAAGCAATCAGAAACTTACACACCTTTCAGATTCTTTTGGCTATTTCATTAATTGGGAATATCCCATAAACAAACCATCAATAGGAGTAAAAGACAGATGATACCAAACTTAGGCGAACTTGCTGTACTTATGTCAAAGTACGATGCAAATCAACAACGTAAAAATCTATGGAAAGCATCAAGATATGAAGCTATAGACTTTTACAAAGGCGACACTTCACATTATGTTGCTAACTACTTTAATGATAAAACATTAGAAAAAGTACCAATCGGCAATGTGAATATTACAAAAAGAATTATAGACAGAATAAGTTTGGTTTATATGACACCTCCTGTTAGACAATATACAAGAGAAGATGTCACAGACATGTTCTTTGAAAAAGATATGAAGCTTCAACGATTAGAAAGGATGACAAATTTACTTGATGGTGTACTTTTGAAAGCCTGTTGGAGAACGGATGAAGATGGTAAAGGAAGAATAGAATATGATATTATCTACGACTATGAGCCTTTGTTTGATGATGACCCTTTAAAACCTTATGGATTTGTTTATCCTATATCAGGAAAGTCTATGGTCCTTGATGACACAGGTGAACTATTTGCTTATTGGGATAATGAAAATCATTTTATCTTTGATGCCAATGGCAAGATGTATGATATGGAAGACAATCCAGATCGAGTAAATCCTTATGGAAGACTGCCTTTTGTAGAATGTTGGAGAGAAGGACCACCTGAAACAGAGTACATGGACACTAATGCAAGCATGGATTTAATATCTACTAATCTTGCAATTAATGTAGCAGAAACTAATAAAAACGCAAATGTTATGTTTCAGTCATTTGGATATTTATTTGTAAATGGTGTTGGAATTGATAAAGATACTATGGAGATAGGGCAAGACAAGATTAATTATTTGGGAGTAGATGGTAGTATCAGTATAGTATCGCCTCCGAACGCAATACCTGCACTCGATGCCTCAATCATGTCATCTTATAAAATGCTATCGCAAAACTACCATCTGCCCACTTCTTTTGTTGATGGAACAACAGCACAATCAGGTGTAGCATTAAGATTAAGAAATCAGGAACTACAAGATGATAGGAAGTCAGACATATCAAGATGGAGAAGTTTTGAGTATAAACTCTTTGATCTGGAGAGGTTAATAATAGCAGTAGAGTTAGGACAAGATGCAGGTGATTTAGAAGACGTTGATTATAGTGAAACTGTAGACATCTTATCAGACAAAGAACAAAGAGAAAAGTGGGATTGGGAACTGTCTAAAGGATTGATTGATTTAGCAGATATAATGATGCAACGCAATCCGGACCTAACAAGAGAAGAAGCAGAAGACTATCTATTTGAAAGACAAGAGACTGAAATAATAGATGATGAACAAGAGGAGCAGGTTGCTGAAAATACTTTATTATCAGCATTACAAAGACCAACAGAGACAGAATAACATGGTAAGAAGAAAAAGAAAAAAAAGAAAGACAGGTGTAAACGCAGCAGGCAACTATACTAAACCTACTATGCGTAAAAGATTGTTCAATAAGATAAAAGCAGGTAGCAAAGGTGGTAGAGCAGGACAATGGAGTGCAAGAAAAGCACAGATGTTAGCACGTCAATATAAAGCAAAAGGTGGAGGATATAAAAACTAATGGCATTAAAAAAGTCACAGAGGTCTCTAAAGAATTGGGGTGAGGAGAAATGGGATTATTTAAGTAGCAGAGATAAGAATAAACCAAGAGCAAAGCGAGGTAGATATTTGCCAAAGTCTGTAAGAGCGAAGTTGACACCATCTCAAAAAGCATACGAAAACAGAAAGAAACGTGCTGCTTCAGCTAAAGGTAAACAAAGAGCAAAGTATAGTAGGTCAACAGCAAGGAAAGTTAGGAGAAGATAATGCCAAAAACTGATTATGTAAAAGGTGTAAGTATGAAAGGTTTAAACAAAAGACAAAAAGGTGCAATGCGTAGACATAAGACACATCATACTGCTAAACATTTAAAGTCAATGGTACAATCTATGAAACGTGGTAAAACATTTACACAGTCACATAAAATAGCTATGAAAAAGGTAGGAGTATAGTGGCAGAATATCAAGGTAAGAAAGTTACTTTAGACAAACCAAGACGTATAGCAAAAGGAAGTGCAGGTTATGGTCGTAAGAAGTTTGAAGTGTTTGTAAAGTCAGGAGATAAAGTTGTTAGAGTAGACTTTGGAGATGCTAATCTTTCTATAAAAAGAGCAAGCGATGCTAAAAGAAAATCATTTAGAGCAAGACATAAATGTGATACAAATCCTCCAAAAGATAAAACAAAAAGAAGATATTGGAGTTGTCGCTTTTGGGAAAAATCAAAAAAGGTTTCTGACTTACTATAATGCCTATTCAAGATGACATAGATGATGCTGCTAAACAAATGGCAGACTTGGTTGACAAAGCAACTGCTGAGTTAATACAGGACCTTTATAATATAGGCAATAACACACAAGATATAAATCAACTGACTAATACATTACTATCTTTAGATATTGAAGGAACATTAAAAGCTAAATTAGTTAATGCTACAAAAATATATGCAGATGCACACAGACAAATATTAGAAAGTACAATAGGATTTGCCGATCTGGACAGCAACTTCTTGACATCAAATGCAATATTAGATGAACAACTTTTTGACAATGCAATTATAGCAAATATATCAGGACATATAAGAAACGAGGTAGTAAGAGGTGTTGCAGCAGGAGTATCTGTACAGGCAATCATATCAACAGTTAGCAGTTCATCTATTTCAAATTCACAAATGCAAACATTAGTAACTACAACATTAAATGATTACTCAAGAAGTGTAACAAATGAAATGATGAAGATTGCACCTGACAATACAAAGTATGTATATATAGGACCTGCTGATGAAAAGACAAGACCTGAGTGCTTGCAATATATAAGAGCAGGTAGATTGACCAGATCCCAAATAGTTTCAAGATTTGGTGAAGAAGTATTAAATAAAGGTGGTGGCTTTAATTGTAGACATAAGTGGGAGATAGCTTCTAACGCAGGCACAGAGTTTTATGAAATAGATGAGGCGAAAAAACTATAATGTTAGACAAGAAATTCTTTCAAAGAGTAGGACCTGTAGCAAGAGACTTATATAGAAAGCATATCTTTATAAAAGCTAAAGATGTATTTGGAAAAACATTTAAAGAATACTCTACAAGAGGTTCAAAGTGGGTGACCATGAATGTAAAAAAAGAATTTAAAAAAAATGCACCTAAGAAAGGTTATTCTTACGCACAAGCTAAAAAAGGTAATATGTTAAGAAGGCAACAATCTAAGTATAGAAATTCAACTGCCCCTGTAGCATCCGGTGATTTATTAAGAGACTTTGGAAGTCATTTTGATGCAAAAGATGATAGATTGCAGTTTGGTTGGTCAATACAAGGAGCAAAAGTAAAATGGTTAGCTAAGATGGGCAGGGTATTAACATCTAAGAAACAGGCATTACCTAAAAGTGTTATTAATTATTTACTACAGGCAGCAACAAGATATATTAAAAGAAAGATGAAACCAAAGAAAAGTATTACAAGATATAAAATTGGTAAATAATTTGTTTTATTATAAATTAAATGTGTTATATTACAAAGAAGTATTTTCAATAAATATCCACTAAAGGAGTAAAAATGTCAGAAGAAAATAAAGTAGAGACTCAGACAGTTGAAACAAACAACGTAACAAATAACAGCACAGAAGCTGAAAAAAATGTACCTTATAACAGGTTTCAAGAAGTTGTACAATCTAAAAACGATATGGCAGCAGAACTTGGTAAACTTCAAGCACAAATAGATAAGATGAACGCAGACAATAAGTCTAAGGCAGAAGCTAAGTTAGTAGAAGATGGAAAGCTTAAAGAAGCATTAGGCATAATGACTCAGGAACGTGATAGTTATAAATCTAAAGCAGACCAATGGTCAGCATATCAAACAAGTAAGCGAGAAACTCTTATGTCTAAAGTTACCAACGATGATGACAAATCGATTGCAGAGGGACTTCAGGACCTTAATAAATTAGAGTCTTTTGTAAATAGAGTTACAAAAAGAGATGTACCTTCAACTTCAACAGCAAGAGCAGCTTCAGGCAATACAGGTGAAATGGGTGGCTATTCTTCTTATGCAGAATGGGCAACCAAAGACCCTAAAGGTTATGAAGAAGCTAATGGAAAAGTTGACATAACAGGAATGGGTGGAAGCACTAATTTACATGGCTAATAACATTAATATGAACAAGAGTAGCGAGAAGAAACCAAATGATGGTGGACATAAACCATTTGGTAAAGATTTAGACCCTTCACGCGATCTGGTCCATAACACAAATGAAGATGGCTCTGTAAAGGCATACTACAAAGGTTCAAAGATGAAATACACAGACTATATAGATGAAATGCAACATAGGACTGAACGTAGTGCAAAAGGCAAAAAGATTTCTGATAGGTCAATTGGTTTATTTGGTGGTTGGGGTAAAGGTACTTTGAAATCAAAAAAATCATAAATTTAATTAGGAGAAAATCATGGCATTAAGTGATGGTGGAACTAATATAACTGCATCAGCTACAATAGCAGGTGGTGTCGGTAAGGTATTAGGCGACGCAGTAATTGCGTTTAACAAAGTAAATGTGATTGCACCTTTAGTGACTGTAAAGTCCGGAGTTGCAGGAGCAAAAACAGTAGAATTTGCAGATTGGACAATGGCAAGTTCAGCAGATGTAACAGCAGCAACTGAAGCTTCAGATACAACTGCTCAAGCATTAGCAACAACAGCAAGAACTGCTACTTTATCAGAGCATGTTATTCAGGTAAATATATCTGACTTAGCAGAGCAAGGATATGGTGCAGGTGGTAGCTTAGGTGGACAAGCAGGACCAATCATTGGTAACGCAGTTGCAGCTAAATTAGACAATGACTTAGCAAACTTATTTGCAGCAGGTTCATTAACAAACGATGTGTGTGGTGCAGGAACATCATTAGCATTATCACACATTTTCGATGCATTAAGATTATTATATGCAAACCAAGCACCTGCTCCACTTAATTTAGTATTAGGTGTAAAGCAGACTTATGGTGCAAAGGGTCTTAGAGCATTAGTAACAGATGTGCAAGATGCTGACAAACCATATTCATCATTTGGAGATATGCAAGGACAAGAACTTGCAAACAATGGATTCGTAACACGTTTTGCAGGATTCGATGTGTATACTTCACCTGAAGTAACAGAAATATCAGGAGATGATGAAGAAGGATGTGCTTTTAGTAGAGGTGCATTTGGATTAGCAACAGGCTCAGGTGGTTTAATGAATATTGAAACACAAAGAGATGCAAGCAAAAGATTAACTGAATATGTAGCCACAGGTATGTGGGGTGAAACTATGATTAAAGACTTATTCGCAGTTTCAATGACTTCAGACGTATCGTAAGATAGATAATCGTGAACAGAATGAAGGGCAGTAAGGTTATTCCTTTCGCCAAGCTGCCCTTCTCCTCTTAAAATAAGGAATTAAAATGAAAGTATATTATAAAAAACCAAGTGGTGAAGTTATTGAATATAATCCATCAAGAATGGTTAAAGAATCGTTAGACAGAAAGTTTATTAAATGTGATAAGCATGGCAACCAGATCAAAGAAGTTGTGAAGAAAGAAGTAAAAAAATCTAAAAAGAAAGCGAGTAAATAATGGCTATTAAGGTAAAAGGTTTCTTACATACAGATGATAAAATAGTAAGCACAGATGGTGATGCTGATGGAACATTAGCAGAAGACATACAAGATTATATCGATGGCTTAGATACTACACCTGCAAAGGTTTCACATTCATGTGCAAAATTTGGTTCAAAAGTATTTACATTAGTCATTGTAGAAACATCTGCATAAAATGTCTTTATTAGACGAAATCAAGCGAAACGAAGGTTATCGTAAAACTGTTTATAAAGACCATTTGGGTAATGACACAATTGGATATGGTTTTTTAATAAAATCATTAGAACTCGAAGAAGATATTTGTGAACTTATTGTTCAAAGAAAGCTTGAAAAAAATAAAAAAATCTTAATACGAAAAATAAAAAACTTTGAGGAACTACCAATAGAAGCACAAGAAGTTTTAGAAGATATGTTTTATCAGTTGCATTACAAGTTATTTCAATTCAAAAAAACATTAAAACATATAGAAAGATTTGAGTATATCGAAGCAAGTAAAGAAATGTTAGACAGTTTATGGGCAAGGCAATGTCCAGATCGAGCATTGAGAAACAGCAACAAGATAGCACAATGCGTACAGTACAATGAGTAAAGTTAGTGAGCATAGAGAATTTGTAACATCATCGTTGGTTAAAATAAAAACCGACATAGAACATATAAAAGAAAATTCAGCAAGAGTAGAAAAGCACTTAGATAACCTGAATGGTAGAGTGAGAAAAAATGAAAATGCTATTTCATGGATAAGAGGCATAGGGGTTACTTTTGCATTTATTATATCTACAATCATTGGATTCTTTATGAAGGAGTGAAATGCCTAATAATATAGTGTGTCCTAAATGCTATTCCGTTGGTATGATTAAAAGTGGTTGGTATAAGGACAAGCAACGATACCAATGCAAAGTATGTGGGCATAGAGCAACTGAAATAATAGAAGATATTGATTTACTTACCGAAAACGTAAGATTAGCCAAACAAAAACAATCAGCACAAGACCTTAACAGGATAGAACGTAAGACGTTTAGAGAACATGCAAGAATTGAAAACGCAGTTTCTAAATATAATAAAGAATTAAAAAAGATATTTAAGAGTTATGAGTTATCTTCTGTTACTGTAAAACACCAAGAAAATAGTAAGGCTTGTGGTGTAATACAATTTTCTGATATTCACTTCAATGAACTTGTTAACTTAGAACATAATAAGTATGATTTTAAAGTTGCTTCAGCAAGATGTAAAATGTTTGTCGAAAAAGCTATTAAGTATTTCAAAGCATTTGATGTAACTAATATACTACTTGTGCAATCAGGAGATATGTTAAATAGTGATAGAAGACTTGATGAATTACTTTCTATGGCTACAAATAGAGCAATGGCTACATTCTTAGCAGTAGATATATTTCAACAGATTATAGTGCATTTAAACAAACATTTTAATGTGTCTGTGTGTATGGTTACAGGTAATGAATCAAGAGTAAAACAAGAATGGGGTTGGTCTGATGCATTAGCTATTGACAATTATGATTATACTATATTTCAAACATTGAAGTATCTATTTAAAGATAGCAATGTCAAGTTTATTGATGGCGACCCATTAGAGATGGTAGTAGAGGTAGCAGGTCAAAATTTATTAGTAATTCATGGTAATGGCTCTATAAAGGCAGGCATAGAAAAGTCAGTTGCCCAGATCATTGGAAGATATAGACTAAGGGGGTGTAAAATCGATTACGTTATTTTTGGACATGTGCATTCAGCAAGAGTTGGAGATATATTTGCAAGGTCTTCATCTATGGTAGGTGCTAATGATTATTCTGAAAAAGCATTAAACTTGGCAGGTAGGGCATCTCAAAATTGTTATATATTCTACGAAGATGGTAACAGAGATGGTATTAAAATTGATTTGCAAAATTATAAAGATGGCTATAATATAGAATCTTCACTTGAAGCATATAACGCAAAAAGTCATGCAAAGGTCAATACAGGTACAACGATATTTAAGGTGGTAGTGTAATGGATTGGTTAGAAATGTTAGAAAGATATGGAGTGCCTTTAGTAGTAGCTGCTGCTTTTTGGTGGTTCATTCAGAAACAAAATAAGTATATACAAGAAGAATTATCTAAAGAATTACGAGAGTCTTTTGTGAGGGTTGAATCTATAATAATAAAATTAATAGACCAACAAAAGATAATGCAAATAGGGCAAAAAGGAATTGAAAGCAGTTATAAGTCATTAGTGAACATTATAATAAAGCTTTATAAAAAAAAGGATTAAAATGATACAAGCAATAATAATTAAACAAGTATTGAAAGTAGTATTTAAAAAGATAGAAACTAAACATAAGCTTAACAAACTTAAAAAGTATGTAGAAGAAGAAAATGAACTTGATATACAAGTGAAACAGATTCAAAAAACAATGAACAAATTTGCAAAAAACATGGAAGAAATAGAAAAGAATATTGCTATATTAAAAGCAGATTCTCATCCAAAAAGAGAATTTGTAAAATGCAATGATTGTAAATGTAAAATAAAGGAGAAGTAATGATAGACTTATTAATGGACAATTGGCAGATAGTAACTATAATCATATTAGTAGTAGATAAAGCAGTAGCTATGTCACCAACTGAGATGGATGATTTGATCTGGTCTTCAGTAAAGGGATTAATTTATAAAGTGACAGGCAAGAAGTAATGACATTCACTCAAATATTAAAAAAGTTATTACAGATATTTGAAAAGAAGAAAGTAAATCCTATATCGCTTGGCAATGATAGTAATTTAGATACTACCTTAAAACCTATAACAATTACAGGAAAACCAACGCCTTTACAGGTTGCTAATGGTAATGTCAATATTAATGGTACACTTAAAGTAAACGGAGTTGATGTATCAACAGAACCTGATGAAGCCGGATCTGGTGGTGCATCATCTCTTGATGAATTATCAGATGTAACATATTCAAGTGGTGATTTAACTATAACCTCATTAGATACTATTGTAGCAGGTGGTAATTTAACATTAGATGTTGAAGGTGATATAGCATTAGATGCTAATGGTGGAGATGTATATATTTTAGATAATGGTAGTCAATTAATACATTTTTTTAATGGTGGAATTGCAGTTGGTGAAGCAACATACAGAAATGATTTAATTAATTATGACGGTGATGATTTATTAGAATTTGAATCAGAAATAGTAACTTTAAGTAAATATTTAAAAATTACTGAAGCATCTTCTGCAAGTAGCGATACAGCAGGTAAAGGGCAAATATGGGTTAAAAATGATACACCTAATAATTTATATTTTACAGATGACACAGGGCAGGATATACCTATAACTAACAATGGTGTACTTAATGCACCAAAAGCAAAAACATATTTAGATTGGTATTATTTTCAAGCAAGTTTATCTTCTAATAATGTTTTTTATGTATCGCTACATCACGATGAATTTGGAGTTACAAGTATAGCAAATACAAATATTAGTGATTATAATGACACCACAGCAGAGGATATGTGGAGAATAATAAGATATGCAGGTAAAAGAATACCATATAGTGGTACTGTTACAAAGTTTATGGCTCACGTTGAATCATCAGGAGCATCAGCAGATAGCGATGTAGAAGTTGGTGTATGGATAGCAAGTAAACCAACATTAGATACAGAATTAGCAAGTACCACAAATATGACAATAGATAATTTAGGATATATGACATTTGACTTTAGTTCTGCAAGTAGATTTTTACATAAAGAAACAACATCTTTTAATGCTACATCTGTTACACAAGGCGATTTTATGTTCATAACTGTAAGAAAAACAACAGGAACAGACGGAACAAGTTTTTGGATACACTCAACAGTAACAATGGATATTGATTAACATCTTAAAAATATATGTTTAAAAATTTAAATATTATATTATATTATAACAGAAAAATTAGGACAAATAAATGAGTTTAACAGGTAAAACACCATCACAAACATTTGCAGATTTACTATATGTAGATAATTCTAATTCAGGGGTTGATTCGACCTACAGACAAGTCAAGTCAGGCAATGGCAATAATGCAGGAGCAAAAATTGGCAATAAAGGTATTTTAGTACAACCTGATAGCAATAATACTCAAACATTAGATGTGCAAAATAGTGCAGGTAATTCAAAGCTTCTTGTTGACACGTCAAATGATACTGTTAAAGCATTAGGACATCATGTAAATACGATGTACGTAAATTTTGGCATTTCAGGTAGTATATCAAGTGGTTGGGCAGCTAACACTCATTTTGCTGTTCCTTTTATGGGTAACAATCATTCATCAACAGTTCAAGATGATTTTAATTTTGGAACAGGAACAGACCCTGCTACATCATTTACAACAGCAGCAGGAGGTGCTACTAATGCAGCAGCAATAGTTCCTGTTATGTGGTTTATTCCTGATAACATATCAATAGATGCAGTTTACTCCATAGAAGGTGCAGATGCTGCAACAGGAGATACAACAAGAATGCATTTATTAAGCTATGACTTTACTTCAGGCAGTACATCTGCATTAACTAATGGAACATTATTAGCACATAATAACGATGTAACTAATGCAGGTAGTGAACAAGCATACTTATCAACTTGGACCATAGATAGTGCAAGTGTAGCAGCAAATAAAGTAGTATTAGCATTTTTTGAAAGTGATAGTGTTAATTCAGATTACTCATTAAACATTACAGTAAAATACCATTTAACATAGGAGAAAATTTATGGCATACGGACCAACAAGAACTATAAACACTTCATCACAGCTTAGTACAGGCTCATTAGCCAAAAATGCTAATATAAAGATGATTATTACAACTCCTGATGGTGAGTATGTATGTGAAACAAATAAGCAGTATACAGAGATGTTTGATATTACACAAGAATTTGATAATGGAACAGCAGGTTCATCAAATGAATTATATACATTGTCTTCATTTAACAAAGATGTTGGACAAGTAACTGCACACAATGCCAAAGTTATCCAGATCAAGAACGAAAGTAATATAGCAGCAGAAATACAAATACTTTTGAAAGATTGGAAAGATGATAGTGATACAGATGTTAGAAACTTAGCAACTGACTTAGATTCTTCAGGAACTTCTGACTCAAGATTTATTAGTGGCTTACTACCTGCAGGACATTTTTTAGCATTACCACACTCAAGATTTTTATCTTACACTCCTGCAAATGTAGCAGGTGGTGCAGTAGAATCAGCAGCTTTTGCAGCTGACGGAACACACTCTTTCTTACCTTCAGGAGTATCTGTAGCAGCACCAAGTACAGCAGCAGTAGATGGTTCTGATTTAAATACAGTTTTAAATCCTGAAACATTTGCAGTAGATATTAGTGGAACAACCGATAACTCAAGTCTTTTTAAAGTAAATGATTTAATATTAGTTGGTTCAGAAGTAATGAGAATAACAGCAATATCAGGCTTTAATTTAACAGTAGACAGAGGTCTATTTGGTAGCACAATAGCTGCTCATGCAGACGATTCAGCTATTAGTTTTTGGTTTGGTAATGAGAACTTAGTGCATAATAGCAGTTTATGTATGACTGATTCTGCAGGAAATTTTAAGCAATCAGGTGCATTCTTTGGTAAATCAAGAACAACAGATAAAGTTGGTGATGGACTTGTTGCCGGATCTGTAGCAATAGGACCTTTTTACACAGAAGGTGGTTATTTAGATTTTGGTTTAAATAATATAAAAGCATCAGATGATTCAGGATTAGTTGCAGGCACAACTTATACGTTTACTATAGTTGTAGATGAATTTCATGTAGATGGATTTGATTCAGTAAGTAGCGAAACAAACATAGCATTTACTGTTGATTCTTCTGATACAACATTTGCAGGCTCTAACGTAGCAGTATTAGCTAAGATACAAGACAGATTTGATGCATTATATTACGATTCATCTTCAGGTTTACATAATAAGAGAGTTAATATAGGAATAGTAAATGGAGATATAAGAATTTCATCTTTATCTAATAACGTAAACACAAGAGTTGGAATAGGTAATGTCACAGGAACTACACCATTTGGTGTAGGTAGGTTTCCTGCAAAAGATAGTAACAATGTTCCTGTTGTAGAGGGTACTTTAGTTGGTACTACTACAAATAACACAGATTGTATATCATACGGACCTGCTTCAAGTAAACCATTAGAAGAAATAGAAGACCCTGTAACAGGAAAAACAATACCAAACAAAAGTGCATTTTTGCTTGATGATGGTAATGGAAACCTTTTACATAATGACGCAATAGTAGGAAGCATAGACTATGAACGTGGACATTGTCAATTTTCACATGTAAGTGAGGGACAATTTGAGGTTCATGGACAATCACATTCAGCACACTCAGGTGGTGTAAGTTATGTAGGTACAGGTTATAATAGCATACAAACAATATATGCAAGAAGTGTAAACGAGAAAATGAAAACTAAATTAAGACTAACATTGTTAGGATAGGAGAAAAATTATGCCATATCATTACGGTAAAAAACATGGTAGAAAGAAAACTATGAAAAAAGGTAAAATGAAAAGGAAAAATAAGTAGATGGCTACAGATTTTAGTTATGCAAGTATTGCTGATTTTAACAAATACTTTAATAGAGTAAATGAATTTGATTCTAAAAGACAAGTATATAATCCAAGCACTAACTCAAATTTACATACGTTTCATAATGTAGGATTTGTAGATGTATTCTTTATAAATGGAGATGAGCAGGGAGCATCTAATAGTGCAGATGATACTCCTAACGCAAACAATGAGTGGTTATATACAGCATCAGAAAATAAATTAGAGTATTACAATGACGCATATACTGCCACTACAATCAATGAGCAGATTTTTGAAGTTGGTCAAGATTTTACTAATTTCTTAAATCAGACATTAGTAGACGCAAGCTTAGAGTTGCATAATTATGTAGATGCAAGATATGCAACACCATTTGAAAAGCAAAAACAAATCGATCTGGACTCACCAATTGTTACTAACAGAGTTGAGGAATATGACCCTATTATAATTAAATCTGTATGCTATATAGCAGCAGCTAACTTAATTAGAGCAAAAGAAGGAATGTCTGAAGAAGCAGACTATTATCATGGATTAGTTACTAATGAAGCAAGAACAGGTATAGTTGATAAGCTGAATGATGGAATATATAAACTATCACATGAAGTCGATGCTAAAGATGCTGTAGGAAAAATACTATATAAAAGTGTTGTTTCAGCAGGATTGGATCTGGTTGAATTAGCAGGGGAGTATGAAGGTGAACATTATGATTTGCTTAGAATTGACATAGATACAGCAGGTGTTTATGGAACAGCTACATTTACAGTTAAATACCTTTCAAATGATAAATTAGAAGGAGCAACAAAAGCACCTCAAATAATTACAGGTGGATTACAAGAAATTCACAACGGTTTGTATGGAAGGTTTCAAGGTTCATCAGCTGACGCAGCTGATTTTTGGAATGTAGAGGTTTATGGTAACCATAGAAAACAAACCAATAAAAGCAATTCAACTATTGAGATGGTGAGATAATGGCAGTAAGCTATCAGAACAATTGGCAAAATATACTAACTGCATTAATGAGCAAAGTGAAGGCAGAAATGAAATGCCCTGTTTTTAGTGATTGGTATAATGAAAGTAAGTCTAACCATTTTATTAGAATAATTCCTACGTCATCTACACAAGGTGACGTAACAAAGTTTTCAGAACATAGAACATTTAATATGGATTTAAATTATTATATCTTAAATAGAAATGATAAGCAATTCCAAAAATATGTTTTGAATCAAACGAGTATATTAGAAGCATTAATACATGACAATCCAACTTTAACATTATCAGATTCAACATTAGCATATAACGTATTAATAGGTAATATGCAATTTAATGTAGAAGAAGATGGATATGAAGATTATTTGATAACAGGTTGGGAATTGTCTTGTGAACATCTTAGTAATTTAGGTTAGGAGAAAAATGAAAGTAAAAGCAAAAGCAAGTTATAAAAAACTATCAAGAGACAAAAACTACATTGCGTTTGACTCAACGTCAAAACATTTATGGCTTATGGATGATAGAGAAATAGAAATTAAAGGCGATGTACCTGAAGCATTAAAAGAACATTTAATAGAAATAAAAGATACCAATGAAGGAGGTAAAAAATAATGGCAAAAAGTGGAACTTTTCAGTCAAAACAGAATGTTAGCGTAATTATAGCTAACGAAACAACAGTAGGGACAGCAGCAGCAACAGATGCTACAAGAATTGTAATGCCTGTAACTGACTTCACATTCTCAGATGCATTTAAACATACATTGAGTGTAGCACCAACAAGAGTAGGTAAAGGTGGAATGACACAATCAGACGACATGGTAAAATGGCAAAAGCATGATGTAATGTGGGATATTTCAATTACATTTCATTCTACACCACAAGCTATTAATAAAGTATGCTTACATTTATTTGGTGATGGTGATGGTGCTAATGCATTACTTGGGTCTATGCCTGATATAACTGCATATTCACATGGCACGAGTAATAATGTGCCTGTAACACTATTCTTTGAAAATTCTTCACATGATGGTGATACAGTAGACATGCACTTTACATCTTGTTTATGTACTTCTTTGAGCATGGCAGGTGATATTTCGAGTAATGGTGGAGTAGTTGTCTGCACAGCTACATTCCAAACGGCTTATAAACCAACTGAAGCAGCATTAAACTTTTCAAGTGGTACAGAAACAACATTGGCTACTCAGGCTGCAACAGGATTATTTAACATGCATGATTTAACAACTACAACATTAGACGGTGAAGATTTATTACTTTATTCTTTTGATGTAAACATATCAAGAACAGTAAATAGAATCGGATTCGACCAAAATAATGATTTCAGACCAATGGGATATGCTGTAGGACCTTATGAAGTTACAGGTAATTTAACTTGTAAAAGAGATGGCGAAGTTGATGATGCTATAAACAATGAAGCAGGAATGGCACTTGATCTGGACACAGGAGTATTTCAGATTATAGGTGATAAAGTTTTTGTTGATGAAGCAGGAATAAGTTTTGATGATGATGGGTGGAAACAAACCATACCATTGAGATTTACTTATGATGGAGCAAATACAGCTAATGATGTGATTACTATTAACACAGCAGCTTAATAAATGGGAGAGGATATGAAAGAAGTAAAAATAGAAGCAGAAGGTATAAAGAGTTTTAAGGTAGAGTTTAAGCAATTAAACTTAGAAGAAAGAGCAGAACTCAATGATTTAATATTTGATGAAAACTATAAAAAGAATTTTAGTTTTTGGATAAGAATAATTAAAATGGGAACAACTCTTACAGATGAAGATATAAACGACTACTCTAATGAAGAAATATATTCAATTGGTGCTAAGGTTATTTCAGAAACAAATAAAAAAAAATTGAAGAAGTAATATTTCTTATTAATGTTTGGGTTTCTATTAAAGGTTTATCAAATGATGGAAACAATGGCTTTAAATACCCTTATAAAGCTCTAAGCCCTGTATCTAACAAGAAAAAAGTGTTTATGTCTATTGAAGATGTACATAACGAGTTAATTCAATGTTATAACGCAATTTTAGAAAATGGAACACAAAATGGGTCAGAACAATTATATGCAGAACATTTCTTTTTTTGTAATACAAGTGAGTTGTTAGACAGCAAGATACAGCAAAGAATTAAAGAATATAATTATTGTAAGAGTTTTAATTGTCCACCTTACCCTTCATTAGCACAAACACCTGCTAAAGTTGTAGATGAGTTTTTAGAGATAGAAAATATAATGGTAAACATAAAGAGAGATAAGCATGGCAGATAATACACATATTATAGAAGTTAAGACCAAAGGTGCTAAAAAATCAGAAAAGCAAGTTAAAGGAGTAAATGCAGCTTTAGGCAAAATGGCAAAGCAGGCAGGAGCAGCAGCAGCAGCATATTTTGGTTCACAAGCATTGTTAAGTGCTATACGTTCATCCATTGATTTATTTGCACAGCAAGAATTAGCAGAAAAAAAATTAAGATTTGCAGCAGGTGCATCTACAAATGAATTAATCAGACAGGCTTCTGCTTTACAACAAAATTCAGTATTTGGTGATGAAGCAATAATTGCACAACAAGCATATGTAAAATCATTAGGTGTATCAACTGAACAGACTAAAGAGATTATAGCTGCATCGGTTGATTTGTCTGCTGCTTTAGGAATTTCTTTACAATCTGCTGTCATTAATACTACTAAAACATTAAGTGGTATGCAAGGTGAGATAGGAGAAAAATTGCCTGCTGCTTTTAAACAATTAACAGCAGAACAATTAAAAGCAGGTGAAGGTATAACATTTATAAGAAATCAATTCAGAGGAACTGCTAAAGAAGAAGCACAAACATTAACAGGAGCATTAACACAAGCATCAAATGCCTTTGGTGACTTGCAAGAAAAAGTAGGAGAACGATTTGCTCCTGTACTTAATGATTTGACAAAATCATTTACAGATTTAATTACACTCAATCCTTCTGAAGAAGCAATAAAAGAAAAAATAGAATTTGAAAAATTATTAGGTGTATTAACTAATGTAAATTCTGCTGAAACGTCAAGAAAATTTGCAATACAACAATTAAAAGAAGAATATTCAGGTTATTTAGGCGATCTGGATTTAGAAAAAGCATCACTTGAAGATATAGTAAAATTGCAAACTGAGCAAGTAAAAGCAATGGAACAAGGTATTTTGCAAAAACAATTAGCAGAAGAATTAGAAGAAATCACAGAAAAAAGAATTAAAGCTGAAAGAAAATTGTTTGACCTTGAACAAAATGCATCAGAATCATTTACTATGAACTTAGGTGGTATGGCAGTAGTTCAAAATAATGTAAGTAAAGATAGAATAGGTAGCCAACACGCTATTATTAATAATTTAAAAGAGGAAGAAGAACAAATAAAAGCAAATCATCAAGCATTTTTAGACCGAATGAGTTCAGAAGAAGAATTTAATAACAATGGTGGTGATGATGATACTGATACAGATACTGATGGTGATGATGGTACTGATACAATAGATGAATTTAATAAGAAATTAGATGAATTTATTAAGAAAAAAGAAAATGACGCAGCAGCAACACAATTACAAATAGATTTAAATGATGCATATATATTAAAAATGCGTGAGCAAGGACAAATGTTAGATGTTATGACAAGCAAAGAAAAGAAACACGCAGAAGAAAAATCCAAAGGCACTAAAACAACTTTAAGTGTTATAGATTCAATAGGTAAACTGCAAAAGAATGAAAAAGTTGCATCGGTTACAAGTGCTTTATCTAATGCGTATGAGGCAGCTAATAGTGAGTTTATGAAATATTCAAAGAAGTATCCTGCTCCTACAGGTACTATACTTGGTATCGCAGCAGCAGCAGCAGCTGTTAGTAGAGGTTTAAAGAATGCAGATGAGATTAAAAAAGCACAATATGGTGCAGATTTTATTACATCAGGACCTCAATTAATGATGGTAGGTGAGGGATCTGGTCCGGAACGAGTACAAGTTACTCCTCTCGTAGACCCAAATTTAGAAGGACCACAAGGACAAGCTATAAATGTTAACATATCCGGAAACGTAATGCATGAAAGCTTTGTTGAGGATAATATAATTCCAAGCATACGTGAAGGTCTAAGACTTGGAGAGAACATAGGACTATAATGCAACAATTTTCAAAATATTTTAAGAATGATACTGTAGATACAAAACAGAAAATTAGTCCAATAATAGTAATAACAGATACAAATAATAATATTGAATTTGTATTATCTCAAAACCAAGATACAATATTTGATAATGATGGTAATAAATTAGATATAATAAATTGTTTAGACAAAATATCAAATATAAAAAGTTCAAACGATTATGACTCAAAAAAATTAAAAATAAATAGATTAAGATGTACTCTATACAATTATTATGATGTCAATACAAAACTTACAAACTATATAAACACAAACATAATAAGCAAACTTGTTCATGTTTTTTATAAGTCACCTACAACAAATGTAATTAATTTTGATGACGATATAAATGATTACGATTGTGCAAAAGTTTATATTGGTGAAATTAGCAGGCTTAAATATGATGATAAAAAAATAAGTTTTACTGCTGAAGATAGAACTCAGATGAAGATTGGCGATAAGCAAGTTCCATATAATACGACTGATATGGTATTGACACCTGAAGAACAAAACTCTATATTTCAAAACTATGGAAGTGACCCACTTGTAATGCCTATGGTATTTGGATGTGTAGACAAAACACCTCTGATTCCTGTTGCTGTAGATAATCAAGACAGATATTGTAAATTTTTTATAGATACACAACCAACTTTTGGTAATTTTAAAACTGCAAAAATTCCCTCATTGTTAGACGTTTTGCCATCAGGCAATACTAATTTTTATTTATATGCAAAAGAATCAGAAGATTATC